AACTCTCGAAAACTCTATGGCATTGGCTAAAGCGAAAGCTGATTTAGCTGCATTTGTATTGAGAGGTGTTTGATGAACAACATTCACTTAACCAAATCACAAATTAATGAAATGGCAGTAGCTGCGTGTGAGTTCAATCCGCAAGTTTACTTTTTGTTGTATGACTTTGAAGTTGTCTATGTTGGCTCATCTGAGAATGTTCATCTTCGAATAAAAAATCATCTTAACTCTGACAAGCTTTTTGACAGCTATGCAGTTATTGATTGCTGTCCAGATCATGTATTGGCTGTTGAGTATTTTTATATTCAGAAATTTAAGCCGAAATACAATAAGAAGCTTAAGCCACGGAAGAGTGAGATTTATCAACCTTCAATTGTGGAGTTGGACTATGTCTAATTTTATTTCTAATGCATTCATGATGCCAAATGACCTTATTGATAAGGGTTATATGGCAAAAATGAAAGGTGCAGCTCTACCTTGTTATTTATTCATAGTGCGAAAAACACGTGGGTGGAATAAGTCAAACGATAACATCAGCATTTCACAGCTTGTTGAAGGTACGGGCTATAAAAAAGATGCAGTTCTAGGTGGTGTTGAACAGTTAATTACAATGGGTATTGTTGAGAAAATCTCTTTCCAAAATCGCCCATCAAAATACATCTTAACTGACAATATTATTGCTGTCGGAAATACCGATAGCGATAATTCCGCTATCGGAAATACCGACACTGCTGTCGATATTTCAGATAGCAACTTGTCGGAAATACCGACACACAAAAACAATATAAAAACAACTAATACAAAAACAAATGTAATTAGTGATTCAAAGGCTAAATTTTCATTTGTTGAAGCACTTAAAAAACTTGGTGCAAATGATCAATTAATTAAAGACTGGTTAGCTGTACGCAAGACTAAGAAGGCATCTAACAACCAAACTAGTTTTAGCCGCTTTGAAAGCCAACTCTCTAAAGCGAATCTTGATATCAACACTGTATTAAGAATCTGCATTGAGCGTGACTGGAAAGGTTTCGATGCTTCATGGTTAGCAAACGTTAATCTTTCTGAATACCAAGAACAAACTCAACAAACTATCCCTGAACAACCAGCAACACAATTCAAAGGCGTTGCTAAGAAATTTAAGGGGATGGACCAATGATTGAATTATTTTCTATCCCTGTTGAGCAAAGCATTCTGTCTACGCTCATGACGATTGATCAAGCTGCTGATGAGTTTATCTCACAGATTGATGCACAAGATTTCTATGCATCACAACACCAGATCATCTTTGCCCACATCAAGAGCCAATTGAATAAGGGTGAAGCGTTTGATGAGGTGACTGTATTCGAGTTGATTAAAGCTAATCCGCTTGAAGCAAACCAAATCGATGAGCAGTTTCTTGTGAACCTCATGAACCGCGCAAGCAATGTGAGCTTGTTAGTAACACACATCAAAAAGCTAAAAGATTTCTCTACTCGCAGAAAGCTTCAAGAGACTAGCAAGTTGATTAGTTCGATCGCTAACGACATGGCAACTCACACTGCTGAATCTGCTGTGAACAAAGCACAATCGTTAGTTCAAAACTTAGATTTTGGTGCTGGTGAGGAAAAGCTTAAACATGCTCATGAGTTTTCAAAAGAAGCTGTAAAAGAGTTCCTTGATCGCCACATGGCAATTCATAACCAAATGCCTTATGAGGGCGGTATCAAGACTGGCTTTACTGCTCTGGACAACAAACTAGGTGAAATCAGCAAAGGCGATCTAGTCATCATTGGTGCGCGTCCTTCAATGGGTAAAACAACATTTGCTCAAAACATCGCAGCAGACATGATGATCAACCAGTCTTTGCCGGTTCTATTCATATCAATCGAAATGAAGGGTAGACAGATCGCACAGCGCTTAATTAGCGGTATTGGTGGTGTAGAGCTGCGCAAAGTATTAACAGGTCATATCGACCGAAATAGCGACGATACGCAGAAGGTGAATAACGCAGCTCTTGTATTAGAGAAAGCGCCTTTAATGATCGACGACAACAATCGCGCAACTGTGGCGACTATCCGTAGATCAGCGAAGAAGGTAATCGCAAAGTACGGAAAGCTCGGGGCCATCTTTGTTGATTACATCCAGAAAGTAACACCGCTTACTAAAAACAACTTTGGCCGATCAGACAAGGATATTGGTGAAATCTCAAATGAGCTTAAGCGCATGGCAGGCGACTTTGATTGTCCTGTAATTGCCTTAGCCCAGCTTAACCGTAACTTAGAGAACCGCCCAAACAAACGCCCTGTAAACGCAGATCTAAAAGAATCAGGCGACTTAGAGCAAGACGCAGACATCATCATGTTTATTTACCGCGATGAAGTCTACAACAAGGACTCTAAAGAAGCAGGTACAGCAGAAATCATCATTGGCAAAGCTCGTAATGGCTCAATTGGCACAGTTCGATTAGCTACTGACTTGTCACGCGCAACATTCGCTGACTTAAGCCCTGAGTACTACCAGTCTATGGAAGAGAGAGGTGCAGCGTGAAACATAATCTTATGTTAGGCGATTGCCTCGAGCGCATGAAGGAAATTGAAACGGGTACCGTAGACATGATTCTTTGTGATTTGCCGTATGGAACTACATGTTGCAGTTGGGATGCGGTTATACCTTTTGAGCCACTTTGGGAACAGTACGAGCGAATTATTAAAGATAATGGTGCGATTGTTTTATTCGCTGCTCATCCATGGCGAGGATATGAAGCGGGAATATCCAAGTATTCCTAGTGAAGCTTTTGCTCAGTCTGTTGAAGGTGCTTACTACAAGAACCAATTTAAATTCTTGTATGCCAATAAACGCATTGGTGTATTGCCTTCTAATGATCATTTACCTGTTATGACCTTCTGGGACTTAGGTGTCTCAGACTCAATGGTGATCTGGTTTATCCGGAAGTTATCAGATACTTGCTACCAAGTTATCGATTACTACGAAAACTCAGGCGAAGGTATGCGGCACTATTTCAAAGTGCTTAAAGAAAAAGGCTACAAGTACAGCAAGCATTATGCTCCGCACGACATTAAAAACCGCTCTCTTATGAATGATGGTAAGTCTCGTCTTGACATTGCCAAAGAGGGCTATGTGCTCGATGACGGGGAGAAGTACTCAGTCAATTTCGAAGTGGTGCCAAGTATCACCGTAATGGATGGTATCGAGCAGGTCCGTGAGATTCTGCCTTTATGCGAATTTGATGAATACAAATGTGCTGAGGGCATTACTCATCTTGAGAACTATCGAAAAGAGTGGAATGACAAACTTGGATGTTGGAAGGACAACCCACTTCATGACATTCACTCTCATGGTGCAGATGGGTTCCGTATGTTTGCTGTCGCTATGGGTAAAAAGGTAGTTGCAAAAACACTAGATATAGGAATGGTTTACTAATGCCAGTTAATACTGAACATCAAGCTTATGCAGACATGAAAAAGCGTTGGAAAACTATCGACGATGTCTGTGATGGTTCTGCCACGGTTAAGAAGCGTGGCGAACTTTATTTACCAAAACCCAATGTATCGTCTGATTTAACGCAGAATGATCAATATTATTTGGCTTACTTAACCCGTGCTGTGTTTTATGAGATTTCTAAGGACACATTAAACAAGATGGTCGGCGTGGTATTTGCAGAGGATCCAACATTCGAACCAGATGGAATGGATTTTCTTAAATACGATACAGATGGTACGGGTAAGTCAATTTATCAAGTTGCACAATCTGCCTTGCAAGGTCAGCTTAAACATGCACGTGGTGGTTTATTTGTTGATTATCCAACTACTGACGGCAATGTGTCTGTGCAGCAGGCAGAGAGCTTAGGCATTCGGCCAACGATCGTTTTTTATGAATCGTTGAGTATTATCAATTGGAGTCTAAAGCGAGTTGGTTCGGTCTATAAGCCTGAACTTATTGTCTTGCATGAGAAGACTACGGAAAAGGATCCAGAAGACGAATTCTCTAAGAAAGAAATCAATATTTATCGCGTACTTCGACTTGATGAAAACAATGAATATAACGTTCAAGTTTATACAGATAAGTCAGGAGAACTACAGGGCGGGGATATCTTTTATCCAACGAATTCATTAGGCCAAAGATGGAATGAAATTCCTTTTATTCCTTTGGGGTCTTTGGCTAATGATTGGAATATTGACCCGATCCCATTAGAACCAATTGTCACTATGAACTTGGCCCATTATCAAAACAGCGCAAGCTATGAAGAGATGGTATTTATCTGTGGACAAGCTCAGCCAGTTATTAATGAACTTGATGAAGGTTGGCGTGACTGGTTGCAGAAAAATGGAGTTCGCTTAGGTTCTAAGAATCCTTTAATGCTTCCGAAAGGCTCATCATTTGACTACAAGCAAGTCACTGAAAGCACCTTAGCAAAACAGGCTATGGATGCAAAAGAAAAGTACATGCAGGCGATGGGGGCAAAGATTCTTGAAACAGAACAAGCCAACAAGACTGCGACAGAGTCTAACAATGAGAAGTTAGCTCAATACAGTGTGCTTTCGTTGTGTGTGGCGAATACTAATGAAGCGATGGAATATGCGCTTAAATGGTGTGCTGCATATTATGGAAGCGGATCTAAAGCGAAACTCACAATTAAGCAAGATTTTGCTAAAGGTAAGATTGACCTTGATACGCTTAAGTTCTATTGGGAAATGGTGCTTGCTAATCGCATGAGTATGGAAACCTTCCATGAGTTGCTAACTACTGGGAAAGTTCCAGAAATTAGCTATGAGGATGAGCAAACACGTATAGAAAGCGAGTCAGTCAATAGACCTATGGTGGTTTAAATCGCAGGAGTGACAAATGAACATCCAGTTGTCACAACAGGCTCTGCTTGATGCTCTAGTATCACATCAGGCTTATCTTTATCGGCTGTCTTCAACTGAAATCAATAATCTCCTAACACAATTTGATTCGCTCTCTATCGAGATGCTTTCAAAGTTAAGAGATTTATTAGACGACTTGAGTGACGCTGAAAAGACTGCATTGATGGCAGCGCAATACACAACACCTGCTTTGAAAGAAGTTAGAACATTGGTTCAGACTTGGCAGGCAAGTGTTGCAGCAGGATTGCTTGAGAGCTTCACTGTAAGCGCAACAGCGTTGGCAGTATACGAAGCTACATATCAGTCTAAAACCCTCGCTAATCGCAAAATAGAACCAAATGGAAAGACGCTATTCAACAAGGCAAAGAAAACGCCTTTGAGTGGCGGTATTTTGCTTGATTACCTATTCGAGAAGATCGCAGACGATGCAAAAGTTCGGGTAGAGCAAACTATTCGAGACGGCTTATCTAAAGGTCAGACAAACCAGCAAATTGTTCAGCGGATTAAGGGCAAGAAAGCACTTAATTACCAAGACGGTTTGCTTGATCAGAGTAGAAACCAGATTTCTACAATGGTACGAACTGCTCGAAGTCATGTGTCAAATGTGGCCTTGAATGAAACATATCAGATCATTGGTGTTGAGTATGTAAAGTTCATCGCAACACTAGATAGCCGCACTTCTAAAATCTGCATGGGTTATTCAGACAAGGTTTATAAGAAAGATGAACCTCATCCTGTGCCACCACTTCACCCCAACTGTAGATCGATCCTAATTCCGGTTTCGGATGATTCAGGAAAAACCATTGGTATGCGGCCATTCAACAATAAAGTGAATGGTGAAGGTGAGATAGGCGTGGTTGATTCAAATACAACTTTCAAAGGTTGGTTTGATAAACAAGATGCATCTTTTCAAAAGTCTTGGCTTGGTCCATCACGATACAAACTATTCAAAGAGGGGAAATACTCATTGGATAAGTTTGTAGATCCTTTAACAGGTCAGCCATTCACACTTGCTGAACTCAAAAAGCTTGATGAAGAAATGTTTAAGAGGTCGGGATTATGAAAGTAATTAGTCGAGGTGTGCCGCCCGAGTTGCAGACCTATAGAGACTCATGTGGCAAGTGTTATTCAGTTATCGAATTTCAAAAGAATGAGTTGCGAGTCATGAGCGATAGAAACGAAACTATCTATGTGTTGAATTGCCCTGTATGTCGTAACGATATTTGGATTGCATCTCAAGCATTAAAGCCAGTTATTTATAGAAATATGTAAAACAACTTAATTCAAACCTTAGCAGCTTCGGCTGCTTTTTTATTGCCCGCAGTTTGTGACTGCAAAACCGCTCAGGGAGCAAAACATGAAATACAAACTCGATAGCCTAGAGGGCTTATCTGATGAAATGAAAGCGCTTTACGAAGAAAAAGATGGCGCATTTTATTTAAAAGTTGAAGGTCTGCCGCAGCAAGATAATTCAGAACTGGATGGGCTGAAGAAGAAAGTTGAAGAACTTCTTGGTGAAAAGAAATCTGCTCAACAAAAACAACGCGAAGCCGAAGAAAAAGCTCAACGCGAAGCCGAAGAAGCAGCCCGTAAAAAAGGTGATGTGGCTGCAATTGAAGCATCTTGGAAAGCCAAGCTTGAGCAAGCAGAAGCAAAACATGCAGAAGCTACCAAAGCATTGCAAGACCAAGTCTACAAATTAACTGTCGGGCAAACAGCTCAAGCATTAGCAAGTGAGCTTTCAATCAAAGGCTCGGAGGCAGTTTTGCTTCCACATATTACAAATCGTCTTCAAGTTGAAACTGATGAAAACGGTGAGGTCAAAGTACGTGTACTAGATTCGCAGGGCAAACCTAGTGCTTTAAGTATTGATGACCTCAAAAAAGAGTTTCGCAGCAACGTGGCATTTAAGCCATTAATTGTTGCATCAAATGCGTCAGGAAGTGGGGCTTCTGGCGGTGGTTCAGGTGGTGGAGCTGCCAAGAAACCAAGTGAAATGACCACGCAAGAGCGCTTGGAATTCCAAAAGAATGATCCTCAAGGGTTCCAAGCAGCAGTAGCGAATGGTGACTTTAATAATTAATTATTGGGAGTAACTCCATGCCTTCTTTAGTAGAAGTATTTAACCGTGACGTAGTTTTATCTTATCTACGTCCAAATCCTGTGGCAGTTTCGCCACTCGTGCAGTCAGGTGCATTCGTATCTGATGAATCTTTACGTCCTTTGCTTACAAGTGGTTCATCAACATTCGTCGTTCCATACATCAACGGTGTAGACGGCAATGTTGAACAGAACTATGGCAACACCATTTTGACTGATATCGCAATGCCTCGCACGATTGATGCAGGTGAAATGCAAGGCCGCGTTGCTTATATGAACGAAGGCTTTCTTGAGTCTGTTCTTGGGCAGTATTTATCGAAGGTCAATTCACTTGAGCTTATTGGTGGAATGCTGAATAAGTATTGGCAACAAGCTGCCGAAAACCGTGCTCTAGCAACAGTAATTGGCTTGCGTAATTATGACCAGGCGAACGGCAAGCGATTCACTACTGACATCTCTGCTTCAACAGCAACAGATGCTTCACGTTGGTCAGTAGATGCCTACATTGATGCGGAAAGCACAATGAATGCTTCATTACGTGGACGTGGTGTGATGTTCGTGCATTCACGTATTGCTGCGAAGATGCGTAAACAGCAATTACTTGAACAAGTGACCACAAGTGATAACTTGCCACCAATCACCGTTTACAACGGGCGCGCAGTCATTGAAACAGATACCAATACGCAAATTGGCACAGGCGCAAACGCTAAGTTCATCACGATTCTTGCGGGTCCACGCGCATTTGCATATGACTCTGTTCCCGGTCCAAAAGATTTGAAGGTTGAAGAAACACAATCAACTGGTAATGGTGCTGGTCATGAAATCCTTTGGACGCGTCGCAACATGTTGATCCATCCGCAAGGTTTTAGCTTCATTGCACCTAAGGACACTTTAACTGGTGGTACAGAGCGTGAGTCTTTAAGCGCTTCTTGGGCTGATTTGCAGAAGGCAGCTAACTGGGAACTTGTAACCAAACCAGAAGACACCTCAATCCGCTTCCTAATTACTAACCTTTAAGGAGAGCAGTCATGGCTGAGAAGCAACCAGACTACAAATACCAATACCCAACTGACCGCCGATATGCTGATGATGCGACTGACAAATTAGCAGCAGGCACTATGTTTGACCCTGCCAAAACAGCGGGTGACTATGGCATTAAGGACCCAGAAGTAGCAGTTCCTGTGCCAGAAGCACCGCTGAATGGTGGTGCATAACTAAAGCAGGGCGGCTTTCGGGCCGTCCTTCTTAATTAGATTTTTAGGATTAAGCTATGAACTATGTAACAGTCGAAAGTGTGACTCAAAAGCTAGGGCCTGACTGGTGGGGAACTGGTGATCCGGTTATTGCTGTGATGCAGGCTAATGCGTGGCTTAATGCTAGAAATTTACCAGACTATCCAGAAGGTGAAGTGCCAGATGCGATTCTTACGGCTGGCGCTTACTTAGCAAAACTGGCAGCAGCAGGGCAACTCTACACAACTAAAGAAGGTGTAGTAGCATCCAAAACAGTCGCTGCACAGTCTGGCACGTCTGTAAGCAAGACGTATGTTGCAGGCAAAGAAGAGTCAGTAAGTGGCGATATGCAATTTATCCTTGATCTGCTTGAGCCATTCTTTAGCGAGAAGTATCACATCAACACCTTTGTTATTACGGAGTAGGCCATGGGAATGCGTGATGAAATTCAGCAAGAACTGGCAGCCGCATTTGATGCAGAGGATGAGCTTGCAGACGCTGTAGATACATTCACTTGTACTCGAAAGAAGCTAACTGGTTCTAATCCCGCCGCTGGTGAAGATACTTACACTGAATATGTATATGGCGGCAGAGGCGTCCTATTTGGCTCTTATTTAAAAGATTTGGTCAAGCCGATAGATTACCGCGCGACAGACTCTAAAGCTGTGCTACTGCAAAATGAAGTTGTATCAAGTAATGGTGATTTAGTAGAGCCAGATGTTAATGATATTTGGGTGATTGAAGGCGGGAATTATCGTGTTGTTAGCTATGGAAAAGATGCGGCAGATGCGACATGGGTTGCACAATTGAGGAAAGTCTAATGATTAACTTAGATGATGGGAACTTAATAAGTCAGGCTGTAAACCAAGAGGGCGTTTATCACGCTAAGGTTCGCAAATCCACTAATGGCCCAAAGAAGGTGCTGTTAGATGGCGAAGAATGTAAGTATGTACTCTTTGCAGATACTAACAAAGGCTATCTTATTCGACATAAAACCACCATTGACGGTCGAGTGTTTACAGTAGGGAATGAACCAGTATTTGAGATACTGTTTGGTAAAGTTGAGGTGACTTTTGATGGGATGGCAAACAAAACCAAGTGAATTTATCCAGACCGTTGAAGCCGACCTTACTAAAAAACAGAAAGATATTGTCATTGATGCCTTAGGTGGAGTTGTATTAGCCAGTCCTGTAGACACGGGAGCCTATAGAGCATCCCACAGAGTCAGTATTAACCAGACCGACCAATCATTTAATGAAGCTGAGAAAGATAAAGGTGGTGGCTCAACCGTTAGTAAAGGCACAAGCGCCTTATCTCGCCTAGTTCCTTATTCAGTTGTCTACATTCAAACGAATGCGCCTTATGCAACTAAGATCGAGTATGGCGACTTTACAGACAAGCCTGAAACACCAAAGACAACAGGCGGCTACTCAAGACAAGCTCCTCAAGGTGTCTACGGCTTAACCTTTAACTATATTGCTCAAAAATACGGTGGTTAAAAATGGCAATGACACTAGATCAAGCGAGACAAGCCATAATCACTAGAGCAATGGCATTTACTGGAATAGATCAGAATCGTATTCAATATCCTAATAAGGACTTTACTGTGCCGGTTGATGGACTGTGGTGTGACATTAATGTCTTGTGGGGAAGGTCTTCCATAGTTGGTATAGGTGATAATCCTTGTATTCGTCGAACAGGTTTAATTTCCATCAATTGTATGGCTAGATTAAATACACATGAAGTTGCAATCACTAAGCTATCTGAAGCGTGGCTCAATTATTTCGAATGTACGATTATTGGGAACCTAGAAATACTCCAAGGAGAAGTTCAGAACCTCGGTGATGATGGTAACTTTGTGAAGTACAATGTGAGAATTGGGTATTTAGTCAATTAAAAATGGTATAATAAACAAACGAAAAGCCTAGTTGCTGGTAACAACTAAGCCTTTCTAATCAACCTGTTAATTCGAGTAACAAGATGACTGCAAATAATTCTAAAGTCATAGCTTCAGCTATGCAATCAAAAAAGATAAATCGGAAAATTAATACAGATATTGCCATCAACGATTTTATTTCAATACATGGCAATAAGTATGATTATTCAAAATTCATATACCTCCGAAGTATGGAAAAGAGTACTATTATTTGTCCAATCCATGGAGAATTTCTGCAAAGCCATTACAACCATTTTATAAAAAAGGCTGGTTGCCCTAAGTGTGCAGGCAGGAATAGAACAAAAGAAGAAATAGTAGATGTATTTACCAAAAAACACGGAAGTCGATATTCTTATGAAAACCTAATCCCATGTAAAGATTCTGAAAAGTTGGAGATTATTTGCAAATACCATGGTTCTTTTTGGATGCATTACAAACAACATAAGAATGGTGCAAACTGCCCAAAATGCAGAAACTTAACTCGGGGTTATAATAAATTAGACACTACAACAATATTGAAGCAGTTTAAGTCTATTCATGGCGATACCTATTCATATGAAAAAGTTGAATACAAAGGTATAGATGTTCCTGTAATTATCACATGCAAGATTCATGGAGACTTCAAACAAAGTCCCTATCACCACCGAAATCAAAACAGTGGATGTCCAACTTGCAATAAAACTACTCCTTACACAAGAAGCAAGTATATACAGGCGTGTAAAAGACATGGTGGGGTAAGCAATATTTATCTACTGAAAATGTTTAGCGATACCGAGTGTTTTTATAAGGTTGGCATAACAACCCATTCAATAGCTCAAAGGTACTCAAGCACCAAGATGCCATATAGTTACGAGATCATAAAATGCATTTCTGGTGAAGCTGGATTAATTTGGGAATTAGAAAAGAAGTTGATATCTGTTTTACACCCTTACCATATTGTCCCTGATTACAAATTTGGAGGGTCTAAAATGGAATGTTTTAGAGAAATACCTAAACCAGCCATAGATTTGATAGATGAGTTTATTAGTGCTAATTAAATTAAATTAATTGCTTAAATGCAAATGTAAACCTACTGCCCGCCTTGTGCGGGTTTTTTATTGCCGTTAAAAGGAGAACATTATGAGTTCGGGCAGTCGTATTAGATTATTTTATGCTGAAGAGCAAACCCCCGAAGTATTACCAACTACACCCGTATGGAAAACCGTACGCCGAGTTACTGATGGCTTAACTGAAAACGTCACTACTGAAGCATCAAGCAGCGTTGCAGATACACGCTTCCGTCAAGGTGGCATAGCTACTGAAGCAGAAATCACAGGTTCTTTAGAAGTTGAATTATCTATTGGCTTGTTTGATGACTTCTGGTCAGCAGTTGCAATGAATAACTGGGCCAGTGATGTTCTTAACTTTGGCGGTAATGTGCGAAAGACATTTACCTTCGTCAAAGTTTTTGAAGATATTAACCAGGTATTTATTTACCGTGGTGTACGCATAAATGAAGCTACAATGTCTATTGCTACTACTGGCAAAATCACAGCTACATTTGGCTTGATGGGCACTCTGTTTGAGCGTACAACTACAAACCCTGTTATTTCGCCTTTACCAGTATCTGAATTAGTCCTTGTTTCTGCGCTTAACGTCGGTGATCTTAAAGTTAATGGTGAAACAGTTGTCGGAACTGCTTGTATGCAGTCTCTTGAAATGACCATTAACAACAATATGGAAGCAATCCGTTGTATTAGCTCTAAAAAGCTCACTGCAACGACTTATCTCGAGAAGATTGTTGATATCACCGTCAACACTCAATACATGTTCTCGGCTCAATCGGCAGCATATATCGACTTCATTAAAACCCGTGACACCATGCCGCTAGAATTCTCTATTGAAGATGATGCAGGTAATGGTTATGCATTCCAGTTCCCACAATTAGAAGTGGCTGAAGCTAATCACCCTGATGGCGGTGGAGAAGACACCATCACAGTCGACATTAACTACAACCATATTCGCGTATCGCCGGTTATTACTCGTGTGATTGCGCCAGTTACACCTTAATACTGATTTGGCAGCTTTATTGCTGCCTTCTTATTTGGAGATATAACATGGCTCTTGAAGTCAATATTCAAAGAAATAAAGACGTCAGTTTGTGGCGCGAATATAAAGATGAAGAAGGTAATGTACTTGCTGAGTTCAAAATCCGAGGCATTGGATATAAGCCTTATCAAGTAGCTTTAGAACGTGCGAATAACCAAATCACAGCTAAAGGATTTGATGTTGCTAAAGCTTCACCCGATGACAAACTCTTTCATGAATTACTATTGGAAGCAGTTGCATGCCATTTAATTGAAGACTGGAAGGGTGTTGTATTTGTCGAAGAAGGTCCTAATGGCGAACAGTTAAAGTCCGAACCTGCATACAATGCAGAGAACGCTACGAAATTGCTTAACATGGGCGATTTAGGGGTTTCTCTCTGGTCCTTTATTCGAACTGAATCAGAAAAGATTCAATCAGAAGCTAACCAATATCGAGATGATGTTGTGGGAAAGTCACAACCCTCTACACCTACGCCAACAAGTACGCGAGGCTCACGGACCACGAAAAAAAGCAAAGAGAAGTCCTTGGTGTAAAGCTTCCTGATGCGCCTGACTATTCTTATGTTGCTAATGCCATTCTGACTGCATATAACACCATTGCACGATCTAGACGCTATGAACAAGGTGTTCCTCTGGCGCTAGATATTTCCGCAATTAATGCTTATGTTGAGCAATACGACTTACCAGTTGAGCGTTACATCTTTAATGACTGTATCTTTACACTCGACGATATGTTCTTGGATGAGGCGCATAAGAAGGAGAAAAAGGTTGCAAAACGAAAAACTTAAAACTACATCATCTCGGAAGTATCTTATAAGATAAATATCTAATAACTAAATGATATTTCTATTGATACTTTTTGTAGTTTATTCCTATGTAATTGTGATGTATTCTACTTGAAATAGGTGCTTGTGACTTGCATAAGTAACGTTAGGGAGACAGTCATGTAAACTTAAAGATTATTTATAATCATCAATGTTTCTGATTGAAGATATGGAAATCTATAAGCGGTCTAAAAAACTTATGTTTTAGATCGCTTTTATTTTAGTGAAGGGTTTTAAAGATTAGTTACATCCTTTAATATATTATTGATTATAAAATATAAATAGGGTCTGTATGGCTAATCAGTATGTTCTAAAAGGTGGTATAGGCACAATCGATGCTGAGCGGGATATATTTTTACAAGACTACTTTTTAGAAACCCAAATTTTTAACGATTTAATATGTTTTGATGAGGATGATTTTTCTTTTACAAAGAGAGTTATTGTTGGAAGAACAGGTTCTGGGAAGACTGCTTTATTAAAAAAAATTAATAGCTTGCCTAAGATGACTTCAGTTTCAGTGGAAGCTGAATCAATGATTTTTGAACACATAAAAAATAATATTTTTATAAATACTCTCATAGAAAATAAAATTGATATTCGTATTTTTTATAAATCTTTATGGTTGCATGTACTTCTAATTAAGGTACTAGAACTAAGTTTTCCTAAAGATAATGTATTAGGCACTCTCCAAGCCTTAGTATTTGAAAAAAATAAGTTGGCAGCAGATTATGTAAACACTTTCGGTGATAACTTCTTCAATGATAATGTTATTTCTGAAATAACAAATAAAATGCAAAAAGAGTTAACCGCAACCCTAGGCGGAGACGTAGAAAAATTAAAAGTTGGAATGTCTGGTAAAAATATTAATGAGGTCACAGAAAAAATTCAGTCACAAACTAGTAGATATGTAAACACAGAATTATTGTCTAAACAAAAACAAATAATAAGAACTTTAGTCGATAGTAATAGAGATAGAAAAAGAAAATTTATTATTAGTATCGATGATTTAGATAGATCTTGGTTAAATGAAAATGAAATTAGATATGATTTTATAAATGCCTTATTAGATGCTTTTAGGGAGCTAATTGATATTAAAAATATTAAAGTTTTAATATCTATTCGCACAGATATTTTGAAGGGTGTATATAAAAACAAGCTCCGACAAGAAGAAAAAGATTCATCTTTGATAGCGCATGTTGAATGGAGAAGAGATGAGATTATAAACTTACTTGATAAAAGAATAGGATTTTTAATAGAACGCCAATACACTAGTGAAGGTGTGACTTTTAAGGATCTATTTAATTTTTATGTAGATGGTGTTACTGCCGTTGATTATATTCTTGAAAGAACAATGCTAAGACCTCGAGATGCAATTGAATTTGTGAATTTGTGTTTAAAGAAAGTTTCTTGGGATGCCGCAGTTTTAAATGAGAATATTGTTCTTGAAGCAGAGGAAGAATTCTATTCTGGACGGAAGTCAGCTTTATGTTCTGAATGGTATAGCTTATTTCCTAACTTAAGAAGTTATTTAGACGTTTTATCTGTTTTTGAAAGTCAGTGTATTAATTTAAATAAGTTATCTACTCAGAAGGATATTATTTGTGAAGTTCTTTTAAAGTCTGAAAATCTTGAAGATGAAGTGATAAAAAATTGTGTAGATTGCTCAGATTTTAGAGACATTTTGAATATATGGTTTGTATGTGGGGTGGTGGGTAGAAAAAAGACAGATCATGTCATCATTTATTCTAATCATCAAAAAATGGAATTGGATATAACGGACTTCAATAAAGAATTTGTAATCCATCCGCTATTTTTTAGAAATTAAAGAATTTGATTTACCAGAATAAGTCGTTTAAATAGCCCGCCAAGTGCGGGTTTTTCTTTATGTGACATTTAATGATCAGTTTGTTAAAGTTAGTACACTTTATAATAAACGGTAAAAACCATGAAACAAGTCATTTTAAGTCTTTTATTAGTTTTAAGCTCATTAAGTGTTGCGGAAGCAGGTAGAGGGAGACAACCGTGCTCTGGTAAGAAAGGTGGGATAAGTCATTGCGATGGTAGTAAGTTTGTTTGTAATGATGGTTCCATCAGTGCTTCTAAAAAGATCTGCTCTAGATAGGTGATGTGATGGGATTGAATTTTAGAAAAAGTATAAAAATTGCTCCTGGAATCCGTGTCAATATTAGTAAAAAAGGGCTATCAAGTGTTTCTGTGGGTGGGAAAGGTGCACGTGTAAATGTAAGTAAGAAGGGTACTCGCACAACAGTAGGTATTCCAGGCACTGGTCTTTCTTATACAACAAATACCAGCTACAAGAAGTCAAAAGGGACTTTAAATGACCCTATTCACTTAATACAACAAGAAGGTTCAGATAAAGAAAAAAGAAACGTCTTAGTTACTATTCTGTTATGGATCGGCATTTTTATTTTCCCTTTCATTTTTGCATGGTTTACTCTTCAAAGAAAATACACAAAATTTGAAAAAGTAATAGCATTTGGATGGTTGCTGTTAGTTTTGTTCGCTATGGTTTCTAAATAAGGCACTCGTATGAAAAAGATAATTTTAATAGGGTTGTTTTACCTACCTGCACTAGTGTTAGCTAAACCAGCTCAACCTGTTAGTGATAGTGAGCATGAGCAAAACTGTAGAAATACAATGGAAATTGCAAATGTAATTATGCAAACAAAGCAGAATGGCATGCCTTTAATAAAGGCATTGGAAGCAAATGATTATGCATTAAAAAATAATCCCAATAAAAATATGCAAAAGGTAACTAACTTAATTATTCGAGATGCTTATGAGCAACCAAGTTATTCAACGCCTTCAATAAAACAAGAGCAGTTAAATGAATTCTCAGCTAAATATTATTTAGGTTGTATGGAAATGTATGAATAAATTAAGTATTCATTTATTGTTAATGATAAATTTTGGTCACTTTATTAGGTAATTGATATGAAAAAATTAATTTTATTGAGCCTTACGATTTCATTAAGTGGCTGTGTTACTCCAGTAACTCAAATGATGAATAATAAATTTAGTGATATTGTGCCAACAAAGCCGCAGGCTACAGGCATTTGGACAACTTCTGTTGGACCAGGACTTTCTACGATTAAGTTGAATGAAGATGGCAATGGAATACTTTGTGAAGATACAAGCGGGTACATTAACCTAAACAAACTAAAGCACTCAAATGGGCAACTCTACTCTCTTTAGGTGGTGATGTTTGGCAAATCTCCACCACCTTCACCCAAGTTTTTTACCCTTAATTTAAACCCCTTTAAAGCCCCTATTTAGGGGCTTTTTTTATGCGAGTAAGAAAATGACGATTCAAACAGTAAATCTAGGTACGGCACCTACTGGCGCAGGCGGTGATACGTTCCGCTCTACTGGCGCAAAAATGAATGAAAACTTTACGAACTGGTCACATGCTGCTAGTCGTTATGTAGGCTCTGCTGCTGGCAATTTGATGGAAGTTGGTGCTTATGGATTGGGCGGTTTATCGCGCTTAGTTACACAACCTAACGATGTAAAACAGTCTGGCTTATTTCATACATTTAATGATATCAATATGCCTTATTGTGCATTTTTAAATATCATGCACTCAGACCAAGATGCATATCAATGGCAAATAGGAGCGCCGATGGGTGATGCGAATTTATCCAAGTTAAAAGCACGTATTAAAACTGAGTCAGGCTGGTCAACTGAAGCAAAGATATGGAATCAGCATAATACGACAGTTGATTCGAATGGATTCATTAAAGCCGCATCTCCAATTGTTAAATTATTTGCAGAAAAAATTGAACTTAATGATGAAGCCGCAGAACAGTCTATTACTTTTGAAAAAAAGGATGTTGGCAATTACTTAATTAAAGGCAGCTCAGGTTTTGCAACGGAAGGTTGGTATATCGAAACGCCAAAAGATGCTAACGGGAACATTCTTTTTGCTGTGATTTATCAGCAGTTAGAAAATAAAGATATTGAAATCAAAACTTTTAAAAAGAAGTTTGATGTTGAGTCTGCTTCAATTATTGCTGATTTGGATAATCCAGTTGATATTTCAACGGGTCGCTGGATCGATATTCGCTTGCAAGAAATTCCTAAACCAGTACCCGAAATGCCAGTGGTGACAGAAAATGACCCTGAATAGTGATTTCCAGAAGCTTTATGTAGATGGATTAATCCATTTGTATGAACTAGATGCCAGCAGCTTAGGTGCTGGCATTTTACGTTTTCATGGCCATATAGCTTTTCAAGACTGGGAGAAAATTTACTCATCGATCGGATCTGAAGGATTGATCGGTGCAGATTCAGGAAGCATTGGTAAGGTTTTTGATACCGGTGATCAAAAAGTATGGAACCGAAATATTATCTGGCAAGGTCAAGTATTTGAGCCAATGGCTTTGGAAGTATCTGGGCTTGAAATGCGTTCAGATGGTAAAGCTTCAGCGCCAACTTTAAGCATGGCAAACAACATTAACGGCATTCAAAATGCTGTCTCAGCCTATTGTTTACAGTTTAAGGACTTCGCGGGAGCCAAGCTTAAAGTCATTACCACTCTTGCTAAATACCTTGATGCTGAGAACTTTACAGCAGGTAATCCAACTGCATCGAATGAAGCTAAAGAACAAATCTGGTACATCGAGCAAAAGACATCTGAAAACGCCCAGCAAGTAACTTTTGAGCTCTCCAATCCAATCGATTTTGAAGGGTTGAAAATTCCTGTTCGCCAAATTACATCATTATGCCATTGGTGCATGATGGGGAAGTATCGGGGCGAAGAATGTGGTTACACAGGTGTTGCAATGTTCACTGATAAAGGTGAGCCAACTGATAATCCAGCACTTGATCGATGCGGTGGACTTCTGCGGTCTTGCCGCTTGCGGTTCGGTGAGAATAAGCCATTGCCTTTCGGTGGTTTTCCGGCTTCAAGTTTATTATGAGGTCTTATGAAACTTACAGCGAAACTAAAAAAAGCAATCATGGCGCATGCTGATGAATGCTATCCGCTTGAATGCTGTGGTGTGATTGTTGATAAGCAATATATCGCTTGTCGCAATATTGCCGAACAATCTGATCAATTTGAAATTCATCCCGAGGATTTGGCAAGTGCTGAAGATCAAGGCGAAATCTTAGCTTATGTGCACTCTCATCCAGATGGAACTACAAGAGCCTCAGAACTAGACTTAATTCAAATTGAATTACATCAAAAGCCGTGGGTAATTTGTTCATATCCGGATCTGGATTTTCAAGTCTACGAGCCTTGTGGTTATCGCGCCCCCTTAGTGGGGCGTAATTATATTCATCTTTATCAGGACTGTTATGCACTAGTCCGTGACTTTTATGAACGTGAGCTAGGTATTAAGTTGCCAGACTTTGAAAGAAAAGATGGCTGGTGGGAGGACAAAGATCATCCGTCAATATTGATTGATAACTTTCCGAAAGCCGGTTTCTATGAAGTGGACACTCCGCAATATGGAGATATGTTGATTTGCCGAGTACCACGAACAGAACACCCAAATCATTGCATTATTTGGCTTGGTGATAATGCAATGCTGAAGTCCGAAGATACCGAACCTTGTATTGGCAATACATTAATTTTGCATCAGCTTCACGGCCGTAAATCTATACGTGAAATCTATGGACCGCAATGGTCAACCAGAACGGTAAAAATCTTGAGGCATAGAGATGTTAAAAACAATTAAGTTGTACGGCATCTTGGGGCAAAAATTCGGTCGTGAATTTAAGCTCGATGTCGCAAATACACGTGAAGCCATGCGTGCATTATCTGTTCAGATCGCTGGCTTTGAACACTTTATGTTGCATGCTCATGAGCAAGGCCTACGCTTTGCCGTATTTTTAAAATCAAAGAACTCAAGTAATAAGCGAGGCAAGAAACGCCCAGCGATTTATGACCACGAAACTAAGCGGCTCATTACCGGCGATAACATCGGTGAAGAGCAGCTAGACATGAATACTGAAGCAGACACTATTCATATCGTCCCGCGTGTAATGGGGGCTGGTGGCAATAATGGGATTTTGCAACTTGTACTTGGTGCGATTCTGATAGCTGCTTCATTTATACCAGGTATTGGTCAGGCTGCTCAGGTTGCATTGATAGGTGCAGGTGCTGGCATGGCTATGGGAGGGGTTGCATCAATGCTCATGCCAAAAATTGATAATACTCAAGACCAAAACCAAGACGGCAACCGTGCCAACAAAGGCTTTGGCGGTGCAGTAACTACAGTTGCACAAGGTAATCCTGTTCCAATTCTTTATGGTCAACGGGAAATCGGCGGCTTCATTATCAGTGCTGGTCAATATCCAGAAGATCAGATGTAAATTTTAATTAACAGGCGCTTTCTAGCGCCTTTTTTATTGCGTGAGATTTCTTATGAATGCAGTAG